GTCCTTCGGGTCTTGTCGATGGACGTTTGGGCACTGATTCCCAGTGTTTGCAGTTCGTTGAGGCCGGGGTTTGACAGGTCCCCCATTGTTCGCCTTGTCTGCTCGAGAGCGCTTACCTGCTGGCTTGCTTTCTCCAGAGTCCTGAACAGGGCTCGCCTCTGTGAGTTGAAGCTTTGGCTGTTTCCGTTGCTTCCGCTCATTCTTCTTGGATTCGGTCGTTTCAGCTTTGTCAGCTTGCGACTTAATAGAACCGGCGTGTTTATGGATCTCCCCGTCTAGAATGACGGAGAGCTTTGGGCTCAAGTCCATGTTAGTCGTCAATCTGGGGAGACCCGAAACTGGGCCTGCGTAGTGCTTCAACTTCTCGACGTGGTTCATCAACTCAGCTTCGGACACTCCAAGGTCCTTGGCAACAAGTCCCTGCCAAATGGGGCTTTCGTCTTGAGGCCAGCTGTTGTTGCGTGATTCTTCCGTCTTTGCCCAATAGGAGATGTCATTCAACTTTGGGTCGTCGAGGTTTACGGGCCGCTCCGTGGTATTCCTTTGGTAGGCTCGGCACCAGTCCCCGATGAATGGGGTGAGCGCGTCGGTCACCAGGTAGGCAGTAGTCTTTGCCCACCCGATGCTCTCGATGCTGTTCTGGTCGGAGCCGTCGCACGTGCAGTGCAGTTTCAGCAATGTGCGAGCAGGAGATTGCACGGACGCCGGTGATGTCCAAGGGTCTGCAAACAGTCTTGATAGGAAGGAGACCGGTTGCCCACGACGCGCGCGGTTGCATACCTTGAGCTTGAATCCGAGATCCCCGGCGGTCTTACTCAGGGTTTCATCGGTAGCCTCTCCTCCACGAGCTCCGTCATCGCCATAGACAAGTCCGATCTTCTCCCAAGCTTCCTTGGGTTCCATGCCTGACTCTCTGTTGGCGACATAGCTGGTAAATGCGTTGCAGATACAGTTGCCGTCTGTGGTCAGGGCGGATCCGGACAGGCGAGAGCAGTGAGGACAGTATTTCAGTCCCATTCTGGTCTTCGCCTTGGCGTTGAGCTCATTGTTGAGGAGGTAGTCCAACTCTTCCAAGTATTTCTTGGATACCCATCGCTTGTAGGCAGCGAACTCCACGTGCTGACGCATGAAAGGCAGAAAGGTTCCATCAAATCGTGAGAAGTCTGTCTCGACAATCTCGTCCGACTTGGCGGCCAGTCGCTGCATGGCTCGAGCAATCTCGGCTGGTGCGTTACATGGCATGTACCAATCTGTCTTCTTCAAGTTGGAGTCCTTGAAGGCGTAGGTGAAGCTGGCCAGTCTGACATTCTGGCCGTGAGGAACGGTGGAAATGTTCCTTGGGTGGTTGGGCGCATTGTATGCTTCCTTCTTCTGGAATGCTTTGACTTTCATGTCGATGTTAACGTGCATTCGGTTGGCGTCGTTGCGCGCGCGTTGCAATGGTTTCTGCTGCTGGTCTTCCACGTAGGAGATGGGGTAGGGGTTGCCCTTCCCTTCCTTAGGAACCAAGAATTTGACAAATTCATCAGCGTACTTGTAATGCTTTGGTGAAATCTTCTCGCGCGCGCGGGCTTCGGCTTGCGGACCGTCTACTCTTCCTTCGATAGTGGCGCGTTCGTTGCTCAGGCTCTCAGTTGGAAACACTGCAGTTTGTGTCAGTGGGCCTGGAGCATACTCTCTCGCGTATTCTTTCCCCTTCTCATTAGGGTCAAGATCGTGACGTTTCTCTGCGGATTGGTAGTGACGTGCCAACTGCCCAGGCGTGTGTGCCATATCCGGTGCGATGCCGAGCTCTGATGTTAGAAAGCTATGAATGATAGCGGCATGGCGGTCGTCTTTTCCACTTCGTCGTTGAGTATCGGTCAAGTTGACGCTCTTTCCAAGCAGCATCTGCTGCATGTGAGCGCTCTTCAACATCTCGAGGTCGGCTTGAGGTAGCTCGACATTGGCATAACAGCCCTCTTCACCGAGGCTGAGAATCGGAACTCCCTGGTTGTTGATATGGGAGATCATGTTGAACACTTTGCCATTTGGAGCGACGTGCTGGTAGTTCACACGTGCAAGTTCAGTTCCGAACTTCTCAAATGGGAGAACGCTGCTGCTGCACTTAGCAAAGGGAACGATCGAGACGATGTTCCTGTGCTTGCCAATTGAAAACTGGTCAATGGTGCAGGCGGTGATGCCATGGCTGAATTTGATGATGCCAAACACCTCAGAGATTGCCCGTTTGATGGTATCCCACAGAGTGAGGACCGGGTCTCTGACAAAGACAGTGTCTTGGTTGTAGTTCCAGATCGGGTGCACAACATCCTTACCTCCGTTCACCTTGTAGTGAACTTCATTGTTCTTGATGTTGAAGCAGCCGTCTAACACTGGTCCAGCGACAGTTGTTGGCTGGAAGGTGTAGGCCAGCACGGGTACTCCGTAGCTGATGATTTCGGCCATGTCAGTGTAGTAGTCCACGTCGGTCATCACAATTACATGATCTTTGGTGATCAGATCATTCTTGTAATCCTGTCGAAGGTCAGCCAGTCCGTAGAACTTCCGGACTCCGGCTATATCGCCTTCACGTGGAGATGGTGAGATCACATAGGGTTTGTAGCCCTCAGACCTCACGACACTAAGCATCGTTTCGGTGGCAGAATTTCGCTCTGCAGCAGCTTCTCGGTGACTGTGTCCTTTCCGTACGCCAGTTGTGACCAGGTGCATTTTGCGTTGGAATATGCTCCTGGCGTGCGCCGCAAGTTTGATCTTAGTAACTTTCTTCGCAAGTTTGCGGTGGCGGCGGTTCTCGAGACGTCGGGCAAACCACACACTCCCACGGATCTTTGAGATGAACCGTGAGGTGGTCCCGACCACCTTTTGGATCACCAGCCAGAGGAGCAACAAGGTTCCGAGGATGACGGCCGTGTTGAGCATGACTTGGTGTCCGATCCCTTTCGGGATCAAAGGTGGAATAAGCATCCCGTTATCGTGGGGAAACACGGTATTCGCAATGCGATCGTACACGAGGTTACTGTAGTAGGTGAGTGACTGTGTAATCGATGGCATCTT